CAGGGAATATACTGATGATCTAAATGCCATTTTGCAGCAGCGTCGATATCATCAGCAGCGATAGGCAATTCAATTTCTCTACCACAATCCCATGCATGTTGAGCTTCAGCCAGGCTGTATACCTCAGCACGGTCTAAGTTGGAACTGTAGCCGTTCCCATTTTTGCAGTGGAAAGACATATTGCTGCCCACAGTTTCACGCAGACAGGCTAAATAAAATCGATCACGCATCTTCTTCACCCTGCTTCACGCCACACAGGGGGCAATATGCCATTTTCAGGGAGATTTCTTTTCGTGTGAAATTCTTAGCGATATCACCGTTTTTCTTTTTGGCACGGAAAGCCAGTCGATACTTGAGCATTACGTGAAGACCAGTGTCTTTCCCGAAAGACATCACTGTGTTGTCCCATCCGCACCCATCGAAGCTTCCACCAATCACGCTATCTTCAGGAACACCCCGCATGAGGTGAGCATGAAGCTTCTCTTTTGCATCTTGCAGATAGTTGCACTTAGCCATTTGGCATCTCCGCCGATTTGAGCCAGATGCAATAAGGCCCATCTTCTGTGTCGTGAATAGAGCCGATGAACCAGCCGTCGCCATCCGGCTGGGTGGGTTGCCACTCTGAAATGTCACCATCGAACTCACCATCAGCATATTTTTCTGCAAATTCTGACGCGTTTTCATCGTACTCAAGGCCGAGGGTATACACCTCAAGGTTGTTAGCTAAGAGCCACGCATCGAACTCACCTGGTGCGCCTAACTCATGGCCGTTAGCAGGCTCGAAATATTCGGGATGCGTCCAGAAGCCATACTGATCGCGTTTTACTTCCATTGGCTTAATCATGATTTACCCTCAGTTGATTCCAGCGATTTATGAAAAGAACACGTGCCGCCCGTGGTTCCAGTGGTGCAACAATGAAGTCAGCCAGAGCAACACCCTCTAAGCATGGCACACTGCACCATCATCCAGACCCAAATCACGGCGCTCAGTACCCAGCATCACCAGGTCTGCCATCTTTACTGCAGGTGACATTGCTGGTGGAAGTCCGAACTTATTACGAATCACTGCGTCAACACGTCCCTCAATGGCCTGATAGTCAGGTAGCAGGGCTTTCAGTGGTGAATTGATGTCGCTGCAATAAGCTTCAGCGGCATCGTGCAGAAGGGCTTCAAGAGCGTGTTCATGCGGCACCAGATAGCTGACGTGAACAGAGTGCTGGGCTACGCTGTAGAATTCGCTCACATGGCCAGTGAACCGGCAAATATTCGACAGAGCGGCAGCGATATCTACGATCGAAATACTGTCTGGGTGCATATCGTTAAAACTGAAGTGCCGGCCAGTTAGGGTAGTTATCCAGGACATCAGGCCGTCTCTCCAGTTTTTTGGCTTTCGCCGTTTATAGCGCGCTCGATCACTTCGGCTGAAAAATTACGCTTACCCGGAAGATTAAGAGCCAGTTAAATAGTGGTCTGCATAAGACGAAGATGAGCGTTCTGCTCAATGAGGTCTGCCAGCGCATCAAACCGCGCATAACGCCCTCCAGGGCATTCACGCATGAAAGCGAGCTCATGGTTCATCTGCATGTGGTAATCGGGCTCATAGCGCGTTACGTTGCTCTTGCATACTGAAGAGGCCAGCACGTTGCGAACGTCGAGACGGGTAGCCAGAGCGCGAAGCAGCTGGCAAATATCAGGGAACGAGTGTTCAAGTTCACGAGCTTTGCCGTGGGCCTCTTTTACGAGCTCCGGCGTTGTTAGAGTTCCGACTTCATGTGCCATCGAAATAACCTTTTTTCTGTATTCAGGTTGCACGAATCCCTTACCGAGATCGGTAATAAAACGGGAACCTGATAATTTAATTAAATGGCTGGTGGATCACTGCATTAATCCACAGCCGTCTCCGCTGAGTAACACATCGAAAAGAGCACTACCGCGTTTCTGCCGCCCCATCCTGGCTTTTGGTAATGCAACGGCTGCGAGATAGGTTTTGCATGCCAGCGCTCTTTTCGATGTGTGCCGGTCTTTCCCGACTGCCATCAGCCCAACTGTTACACCCGTATTTCTCGCGCTGTGCCTGCTGCAGCAAACTAGCGGATTGCCCTAATTATTAGGTCACCGGTTAAGGGATGCGCTGACGCAACCCATCAATTCACCACAGGAAAGGGCATTCACTCAGCGTCTCAAAGCGTTCAACAAAGACCCACCTTGCAAATACCCTTACCTGTTATGAAAAAGGACGGTTAACAGGGCTACAAAACTCCCCTGGTGAGGCCAACCATGCCAACCGTCAAGACTACACACAGCGCTCGTAAGACATTGCCTGTAGAAAATTTTCCACTTCAGGCGGCAGTGGTATCTTGGTAGCTCTCACACAACCAAGAAATTGGAATCTATGGAAAATCCAGTTAATAAGCTGAAATTGGACGCTTGGTACATGGTCGTAATTTCTGTATGTACGGCCATTTTCCTTGCATCAGGTGCGGGAATGCTTCCCAACCTCCCGACCAGCCCGACATTACTTATTTCTCTTGGTGGTGTTTTTCTTGGTCTTGGTGAATGGAAAAACCACCCGCGCTACACAATTGTTCAGGAAGTCTGGAATCGTCAGTAACTTGGAACAGGATTTAAACGAAAATTTAGCCTTACCGGAACATTCCTTTGTATCATCGGATTTTATTTGCTCTACAAGGGCATCCGAGGCCTTATTTAAGTCAAGCCCGCAGCATGGGCATTTGCTGTAGATAGGCGTCCACTTACCTTCTAGCTCGATGCGTTTATCTGCTGACATCCTGATACCTCATAAAACTGCTGAACCCATTAGATCGAATCATCACTAAACACAGCGTTTAACTCTGAACTGTTTCAAAGTTTAATGGTTCAAACTTTTATGTCAATCAAGTTTGTTCGTTTTCTTAAACTTTTTTGTTCAGAGCACAAAAAAGCCAGCTTGTAGCTGGCTTTGGGGATGTGTAAATTTTTAGAGGAGATTGATTTCTATCCGAACGCAAACGCCGATGATTTCACCCGTTCCATCGAAAGGGATGGGCTTGTAAGCTGGGTTTAGAGGCATCAGATAAGTGTTAGGACCGTCTATTACTAATTTCTTTACGGTGGCTTCGTTAGAGTTATTTAGCCGCGCCACAACGATTCTGCCGCTGATCGCGTCGACATCCGGGTCTACTATGACGATAGAACCCTCAGGTATTGAAACTCCATACCCGGAAGGGTTAAACATAGAATCGCCTTGCACCCTAAGAGAGAAAGAAAATGGCGATACATTCGCTGTAGTTTCAATCCAGTCATTAAGGTCATCGAACTGCTGATCCATAATTTCCCTCCAGCTGCCAGCCTGCACGTAGGAGATCAACGGCACGCGCCTTCTGACATCTGGGCCAGGATGACCATTTCCTCTTGTTTCCTCAATCAATCCACCATGAATAAGCCATCTCTCACTGACACCCAAGGCGCTAGCCAGGCTTGAGAGGTAGGTAGCAGACGGCTCTGTGCCGCCGTTAACCCACTGGCTAACAGTTCCTTTAGATGCCCCCGTAGCAGCTATCAGGTCTTTGCTTTTCAGCTTCAAGGACCGCATGCGGAGGTTTATACGGTCGCTCATAGTTTCGTTTCTCATGTTTAATAATTTAAACAATATCAAGTTTAATTTCTTGACTTTATTTTGTTTGAAAGATTAAACTTCCCCGTATCATTTAAGGGGAGGAATCATGAACAAACAAGACGTAATCAGCCATTTCGGCACGGCAACAAAAGTTGCTTTGGCCGTGGGGGTTTCGAAAGCAACCGTAAGTCTTTGGAAAGAAGTGATCCCATGGAAATACGCGTTGTTGATCGAAAAGGTATCAAAGGGCCAGTTGAAGTATGACCCTGCGATGTACATAGAAAACGATAGCTCAAAGGCTTCGGCCTGATAACTACCAAAAGGACAGGGAAATGGTGGAATTACAGCAGATCGTGATTCAGGCATGCAGGGACTACGAAGGCACCAATACGCAGATTGCTGAACTGATGGGCCTGAAATACAGCGAGTTTAACAACCGCCTTCACATGAAAAATGGTACGCGCTTTTTCGACATGGACCAGCTGGCTTACATGCAGCACGTAGTGGGACATCCGTTTCTGGCTGATTATTTCGCCCGGCAGTTCGGCATGCTGGTGGTCGACAACCCGGCACCGGAGCAGATGGATAACGTTGAGCTTTTCAGTATTCAGATGCTGGCCGAAGCGTCTCGCGGCAAAGTGGCGCAGTCAAAGCTTGCGGCCGAAGAGGACGGCATTATTGACAAAAGTGAACTGAAAGAGGTGGCGAGAAATGTTCTTGGTGCTGTTCGGTACACGATGAAGGGTTTTCTGGCATGGGCCGCACTTCACGGCGTTCAGGTTGAGGCAGCGGAATTGATTGTAAACAGAAAGGTTGATGGCCAGGGGATTGCAGCCCCCGACCATCTGCGCTCGCGTCACTTTTAAGCGGAGACAATAAGCACATGAACACTTTACTAAAAAAAGCGGGCATACCGCAATTGCATTGTAAGTCATTGCCGGGTGGATCAGCACCGGCCTCGTTTTTGTATGAAGCAAGATTACCCGGCGAGGCTGTGAACAGCAACTACCAGCTGGGTGTGCCACGGGTAGACGTTGAGAAGTTATGGCAGCAGGTAAACGATCTTGCACCGACCGGAGGGCTTCGTGGATGAAGACAACCAAAACCTTAACCGGACGTACCGGGACCCGCGCGGCGTTCTGGTCAAAGTCATCCGCTGGGACAAAGTTAACCAGCAGGTCATATTCTTGCGTGCGAATTATCCGCATGAGTGCATGCAGCGGCTTGAGCGGTTCATCCAGAAATTCACGAGGGTTCTATGAGCGTTAAGTTATCCGCCTACGTCTGGGATGGCTGCGCACTGTCCGGCATGAAGCTGTCGGAAGTAGTCATCATGGCCCGCCTGGCTGACTGGTGCAGTGATGATGGGGTGTGCTGGCCGAGTGTGGCAACCATTGCCCGTCAGATTGGCGCTGGCGAGAGCACGGTACGCACTGCGATCGGTCGCCTGGAAAAGGCTGAGTGGCTTACTCGAAAGCAGCGCCGCAAGGGCAATCGCAACACCTCAAACATCTACCAGTTGAACGTGGCAAAGCTGAAGGAAGCAGCATCTAAAGTTGATGCGCCAGAATCTGACCCATCAAAATCTGATGCATCAGGATTTGACGCATCAAAATATGAGGCCTCAAATTTTGACCCGTCGAAAAACTGTCACGAGAAGGGTTTTCACCCGTCAGAATCTGGGGGCGATCCGTTAGTAAATTCAAAACATGATCCGTCAGATAAAAAAGATTCTTGTCAGCCTCCTTCGGAGACCGACCCAGAAGTGGTTATTACTGACTCAGCCAAGCAGGTACTGGCACACCTGAATATGGTTACCGGTTCACGCTACCAGGTTAGCAAGTCGTCTCTCGATAGCATCCGTGGCCGCTTGTCAGAAGGGTTCACGACTGACGAGCTGATCCTTACTACTGATTACCTGAACGCGAAATGGTCAGGTGACCTGGCGATGGTCGAGTATCTGCGCCCGGCCACAATGTTCCAGCCTTCAAAGTTCCCTGGTTATCTGTCAGGCGCAAATCACTGGCTTGAGGCAGGGCGACCTAAGAGCGTTAACGGCAAGTGGGTCAGGGAGTCCGGCGAGACTATTGGCGCTGATGTGGCAGACCACACTGAGCGTGACGCGGCCTACCGCCGTTTCATCGGCAGCGGCAATCCGCTGAAGAATCCGAGCCAGTTGGAGCAGACGGTCAGAGCTGAGGCGAGTAAGGCCGGGGTTCGTTCAATGCAGGTCAGCTTTGCGGTCAGCCGCTGGAACAGCATCTGGAAGGAGTGCGCATCGCGCATAGCCGGGGGGAAAGCAGCATGAATATGCGTGAAATGGCTATTGAGTTTGTACGTAATAACCCTGGCTGCACGTCAACGCAGATCGTAAATGGCGCCGGAATACCGAAGCGCATGATTCAGCCACTGATGACCGAGCTTTACACGCAGGAGATCGTTAACCGCTATGCGTTGAAGGCTCACCCGTTCCACTACCTGATCCCGAAAGAAGGGGACCGCCCGAACCTCGGCGAACGTTACGAAAAGCACCGTGCCAAGGCTACGCAACTGGAGAACGGCGGCTTATGGCGGCGAGCTGCGCGTGAATGGCTGCTGGCTATGGATGCGACCTCAAACGAAGAAGCACGCGATAAAGCTGCTAACCGCCGTGAATACTGCATCAGTCAGGGCTGCATTGGTGTTCAGCATGAAACGTCAGGAATTGGTGTTATCAGCGTTCCGGCAATCGACATGTGGAGGAACTGATGGTTAAGAAACTGCGCGAGCACTTCACTGTTCATGAAATTTTTTACCACGGCATCCGCACGGCATGCGTAATGATTTTCCTGCTCTTTTTGGCATTGGTTATGGAGATGGTAAGCAAATGACTTCACTTTCGGTAGTACACAAAAACCGCGACGAATCCGGTACTGACATCGTTCCCCGTAAAATCTGGTATGCCGCCGTTAAAGAGTTTTATGTGGAGCCGGGCTATAACATCCGTGAGATTGATCCAGAGCACGTCAAAGAGTTTCGCGATGCTTTCATTGCTGGCGAAGAGGTCCCGGCGTTACTTGTCCAGGTTACCGGGAAGGGCCTGAAAATCGTAGACGGCCACCACCGCTACTACGGCGCACTGGCTGCTATTGAGGCTGGTACCGATGTTCCGCGCCTTGAGTGCAAAGATGCGCCGAAAGGTTCTGAAGCTGATCGTATCGCTATTATGGTGACCAGTTCCCAGGGGCGGGCGCTTCTGCCGCTTGAGCGTGCGGGTGCTTACCAGCGCTTGATGAACCAGGGCTTCACCGAAGCTGAGATCGCCAAAAAGGTTAAGCGTTCCGTAGCCGATATTGAGCATCACCTCCAGTTACTGGAAGTAGGCGACACACTGATCGGCATGGTCCGTTCCGGGGAAGTGGCCGCGACGACAGCAGTATCATTGTCACGCGAACACGGAACTAAAGCTGGTGTAGTAGCTGAAGATAAGATGGCCGAAGCCAAAGCCGCAGGCAAAAAGAAACTGACCAAATCAGCCGCTATACCGCAGTTTACCGCCAAGAAGGCACAACGTCTGTGTGAACTGATGGCCGCATTCGAATTTAGTGATGATGGCTACCAGGCACCGGATGAAGTGTATCTGGAAGCAATGGGACTCATTGCAGAGTACCGCGAGAAACATTGCGCCCCCGCAGCTGCCAACACTGACGGCGAGACGCTGGAAACCAAGCTACCGTTGCTGAAAGAAGACATTATCAGCCAGAGCGGTGTTGAGACCTGGGCATGTGCTGCGGCCGCGTTCGGGGACAAAGCAGAGTTCACCTTCAGTGAATCGAAATACGCTCATACGTGGGCCAGCGATTCTCTGGAAAACCCTCAGATTGTTGTCGTTGAGGCTGAGATTATCCGAAAAGCTGTTGAGCTGGTGGCCGGGGAAAGCAACCACCATCCGCTGAACACCTGGGTGAGATCAAAGCTCTATGGGTTGCCAAACTCCGACGATGCCTGCCTACGCATCAAAGAAGTTTATGAAGATTACCGGAGCGAGTTTCCAGCTATTGGTGATTTCCAGAATATTCTCGAAAAAACAAATTGCTCAACCTGGTGGAACATCCGTGCCTTGCGGGCGGAAGTTAAGCGCGTTCTGAAAGAGCTGGAAGGGGCGTCAGCATGAAATACGGCCTGATATACGCTGATCCGCCATGGCAGTACGGAAACACTATCAGCCGCGGTGCGGCTGGTAATCACTACGACACCATGACCATCACCGATCTGAAAAGGCTCCCCGTGTGGGAGCTGTCAGCCGATAACGCTGTTTTGGTGATGTGGTACACGGGTACGCATGACCAGGAAGCCCGTGAGCTGGCGGAGGCGTGGGGCTTTGACGTTCGCCAGATGTTCCTTTTCACCTGGGTGAAGTTCAATGGCCGGGCAGAACAGCGCTTCAACGCAGCCCTTAGTGACCAGACGATCCATGACTTCACGGACCTTCTGGACATGCTCAACGCTGAAACCCGCATGAACCCCGGGAATTACACCCGGGGCAACCAGGAATCAGCGCTGGTGGCTGTCCGGGGAACGGGGCTGGAAAGGGCCAGCCGTTCAGTTAAGCAGGTGATCTACTCCTGTCAGGGTGAACACAGTACTAAGCCGGCAGAGGCACGCCACCGACTTGAGCAGCTTTATGGCGATGTACCGCGCATAGAGCTGTTCGCCCGCCGCCCGGCAGAGGGTTGGGATGTTTGGGGCAATGAGATTGAGAACAGCATTAAGCTGGTGCCGGGGAGGGTTGCATGATCCATTACCATGGCGGTCCTATCTATCCTGAGCAGTGCGCGGTAAGAGCTTGGTCAGCCCGGCACGCATTTATTTCTTATGCAAGACCCGAACAGATAGAACTGGCTTCAGAACTATGCCAGTCATTTTCACTGGATAACGGGGCATTCAGCGCCTGGAAAAAAGCAGGGAAAAACTGTATCGACTGGTCTGGCTATTACGAATTCGTAGAGAAGTGGAAGAACCATCCAGGAATGGACTTTGCCATTATCCCAGATGTTATTGATGGCGGAGAAGCGGAGAATGATTTCCTGTTGCATCAGTGGCCGCACGGCAAATTTTGTGGCGTCCCGGTATGGCACATGAACGAATCAGAGGATCGTTTTATTCGTCTCTGTAACGAATTTCCACGCGTAGCAATTGGTTCCTGTGGTGAGTATGACGTTAAAAAGCCCCGAATGGCTGTAGCCCGTTTGAAAGACATAATCCGGCATGTTCTGGATGCGTACGGACGCCCGATATGCAAGCTTCACGGCTTGCGTATGCTTAACCCCGATATCTTCACAAAAATCCCACTGGCATCAGCTGACAGCACGAACATCGCTCAGAACGTGGGTAAGGACAACAACTGGTCTAAAGGTAATTACCTCCCCGCGTCTAAGGAAACCAGGGCTTATGTGATGGCTGAGCGCATCGAATCCAATAACAGCACTGGCACGCTTCAATACGACCCTGTGAAAGATCGGGTGAGCATTCAACTGGCGATGGAGATTTAAATTGAAACTGACATTGCCATTTCCACCCAGCGTTAACGGCTACTGGCGTTCTACCTCACGCGGCACGCTGATCAGTGAGCGTGGCCGCAAATACCGTATCAATGCGATAGCTGCCGTTTATGAGCAGCTTCGCCGCCGCCCACAGGCGATCACTCATGACATTGATATCCACGTCATCCTCTACCCGCCTAACCGCGCTAAACGCGATTTAGACAACTTCCAGAAGGCGCTGTTTGATGCTGTAACTCACGCTGGCGTGTGGGCTGATGATATTCAGATCAAACGGATGGTAGTGGAATGGGGTGACGTGACATGTCACGGTAAAGCAGAGTTAACGATCAATGAATTTCATCGATAAAACAACGTACTTACGTTGCCCTGTCGGTGTCAGGATTGTATATTTATACAGTCACTTAGTTACGGTCCGCATGCAGGCGGCCGTAACCACAACAAGCGGAGACAAGTATGAATCAGTTACTCGTAATTGATGGCGTTTCTGTACGCCAGGATACCTCGGGACGCTATTGCCTGAACGATTTACACCGCGCTGCTGGTGGAGAGGAGCGGCATAAGCCTCGTTTCTGGCTGGGGAACCAGCAGACGCAGGAGCTTGTACAGGAATTAACCGAGGGTGGAAATCCTCCCTTGGAACAAAATCAACCAGTTAGAGTAATTCACGGTGGTGATAACCGTGGCACCTATGTATGCAAAGAGCTGGTTTACTCTTATGCAATGTGGATCAGCTCGTCATTCAGCCTGAAGGTTATCAGGACCTTTGATTCAGTAGTGACAGGGCAACATACCTCACAGGGACCGAATCGGGCAGATCAGGTGCAGGCGGGCGTAATTCTACTTGAGTCTGCCTCACGTACCCTGAATCTGTCGAACTCATCAAAGCTGGGTGCTTACCAGAAACTTCAGGATTTCGCTGGCCTGCCAAACATGATGCCTTCATATGCCATTGACGCGCCCTCTGATTCCATTGATGGTTCAAGCCGCCCCACAATGGCCCTCACCACGCTGCTACAGCGCCATAACCTTGGAATCAGCACGCAAGAGGCATTTAATCGCCTGCAGCATGCGGGCATAGTAGAGCGCCGTTCACGCCCAAGCACATCAGCTAAATCCCGTAATGGTCAGAAGCTGTTCTGGTCAGTTACATCGCGGGGCATGCTCTTTGGTAAAAACATCATCAGCCCTGGTAACCCGAGAGAGACGCAGCCTCACTTCTTCGATACGAAGGTACAGGAACTGATCCGCATTCTGGTTTCAGCCAGCGCATCTTAAAGGGGGATTGATGAGAGCATTACTAAAGCCCTGCATCCAGCCCGATCTTGGAATTGTGCTGCTTCGTCCGGGTAGTGAACTGATGCCACTATTCCGCGCGCGCCGCGTGCTTATCAGCACTGAGCCACAACATATGCACGGACTGAATTCCGGCATGCTCCCAGATACGGGCCAACCGCTGCTTGATGATCTGGCGATGATGACATTCTTCACTCATGAGCGTGTTATCAAAGCAGCTGGTGGGATTAACTCTCTTGAAGACCACCTGCAGCACGGCACCGGGTGCCAGATAGAAAGCGACTGGCATGACTCCAGCCATACCACTCTGCGCACCGGCAACGGTGCAGTGCGCCTTTGCTGGCACTGTGATAACCGGCTACGCGAAATCGAACCATCGCCGCGAACGCTGGATATCGCAGCGCGCAATACCGCACTTTGGGTGATCAGCACGGCTCTGTCGGCATTTATGCTGCCCGATGGCCACCAGATAACCTTGCCGGAGCTCTGCTGGTGGGCTGCAACAAAGCACGTTATTGATCTGATGCCGGAGAACGCCGCACGCATCGTGTTGAAACTGCCTGTTGGGAAGGTGGCCACCGGAACACTGAAAGAGGCGCATATCGTCCCGGAGCAATCAGCAGTGCAGATTCTGGAGGAGCAGGCAAAGCAGGTGCTGGAGATGGCTATCGATCCTGAAACGCCGGAGACGTTTCTGTTACGGCCAAAGCGCCGCCGATGGAGCAACGAGAAGTATACCCAGTGGGCCAAGCAGCAGCCGTGCTTGTGCTGTGGGAAAAAAGCAGACGACCCGCACCACCTGATCGGATACGGCCAGGGCGGTATGGGAACTAAAGCGCATGATCTATTCGTGTTGCCGCTATGCAGAGCGCACCACGATGAACTTCATGCTGATGTGCGTGCGTTTGAGGCTAAGTACGGCACACAGCCGGAGTTGATCATTCGCACGATCGACAGAGCCTTGGCACTTGGCGTTATTGCCACGGGTAAGAAAAATAGCGGAGACAAAAATGCGTGATATTCAGATGGTGTTAGAACGATGGGGCAGCTGGGCAGCGAATGACGGCAGTCAGGTTCGCTGGTGCCCTACAAGCGCAATGTTTAAAAGCCTGCTCCCCCATACAAAAAAATCACGGCTGTCATGCAGTGATAACGACGGGATGATTATCGACACTGCAGTTGGAATGCTCACTAAGGCTAATCGTCAGGATGAGCTGGAACTGGTGATGTTGCATTATATCTATGATGTATCGAAGTCGACCATTGCCCGCTGGAATAAATGCTCAGAAGGGAAGATCAGGCAGCAGTTGATGATAGCCGAAACGTTTATTGATGCCTGCATAATGATGACGGGATCAGAACTGGAGATGGATAGCTGGACTCAAAGAACAATCGTAAAAAAAATCGTTTAAAGGTCTATTCGTTACGAAATTTGCTGGGTACTCTGTTAAGAGTGGTTACTACGTCACACAGCTTAATCATCTAAACCCCGCTCCGGCGGGTTTTTTTGCTTTCTGGAGTGCAGTTATGCAAAGCGAAAAGCAACAACCCTATTTCTATAATCCTGACATGAACCCATTGCAGCTTGAGGAGTGGCTAAATCAGCAAAAGTTGCACGTGGCACATTTTAATCGCCTCTGCAAAGAGCGAGCCGCCCTTTATGAACAGCTCGAACAGGTGGAATCTACGCTTGAGCGTCTTTCATCATCAGGTTTTGAAGGAACATTGAGTTTTCCTTCTGGGCCCAATCCGCTTCTGGAAAATCCTCAAAGTGATAAGAGTGTGCAGGGAGATTAAAAGCGCTCAATGCCGCCTGGGCTTCTTCGTTGATGTTATCAATCCTCAGCTCATCCTGTATGACGAATAAAGCATCCTCGAAAGACAGCGACTTTATATCTTGAGGGGCCCACTTAGTTTTGACAAAGATCAAGTGGTTTAATGCGGCTTTTCGTTCGAGTGGATTAAAGATGGTCCCATATTTCGCTCGGTGCTGATGAAGGACCATTTCCAAAACAAACACCGCTGCCGCTCGGTTTCTTATCTGATTATCCTGCGGGCTACCTGCGTAGTAAGCAGAGTGAGACATGTTGCGGTTATCACAGACTCTAGAACGTATTGAAAAAAGAAGATTATGGTAATCGGACATGCTGATTTCCCTTTTCGTTTTTGATGGGGTGATTAAGGTGCGATTAACTGCTTTGCCTTTTGGATGTCAAGAAAGCTCTTTAACTAGATGATTCATTTTGGAGAGCACTTCTTCAGGATTTTTGACGTAAAAGCTCGCGGGGAAGAAAACGCCGTTAGATAGACTTTCATCATCCCAATGCACTGTTTTGGCAATTTTGTGCCCTTCAAGATACTGAGCATACGCTTTCATGAGACTCTTCCTTTTACGGGGTCCTACACGCGCACAAAGGTGATGTATATCCACTTCGCGGATGGTCTGGAAAGGGTATGAGTCAGATTTAATGGCGGATACCTCCATAAGTAGTTTTTCTAAAATCGGCGCGGCGGCAGCCCGGTAGGCTTTCCTTTTGTCACTGAGCCTGCTTATGAAAATCGGAACAATGATAGCCAAAACCGGAATTGCTATACCGATGATGAAGTTTTTAAAATCCATAAGGTAATTTCCATGTCTTCAATAATTAACGAGCTTATCCCCTACATTTCACTGGCCGTGTCTGAATAGACCC